CCGCAGCGTGCAACCAAAGCTCAAAGAAATATTGGGCTCGATTGTGCATAAACTTCAGAAGACGATTCAGATACTCGATCGCGAAAGCGACTCGGGGCTTTGGTCGTCCTGTGAAGATCCTGTTTACGGAACCAACACTGGCGAAAGCCTTTGGTGGAACCGCACGCAGGAAACTCAAGCTACCGTACCTTATCGTGAAAACGACAACGGAATACGGTACAGAGTTATACACAGTGGTCGTCTAAAGAAAGGTCCTTATGAAAGTACCGATCTCGAAGCGATCACACGCGGTGCTAGGAGGCTACTTAGTAATCTCTTTAGCACTTTCGATCCAACTGACATCGTGCCGAAACATGGACCTGGGGCTGTCGCTACAAAGCAACAACTCGAGGCCAAGTTTAAGTGGACGAATATCAGTCGGACTATCACTGACAAATATCCCTTGGATGCTTACTTTTTTGCATCTTTGGGACACGTCTGTGACGAATACCGAAACCTTAGTGGAATCGGTGAAGTGAGTCTCCCTGCACGAGTTATACTCGTGCCAAAGGACTCTCGCGGCCCTAGACTCATCTCTGCTGAACCAGTGGATTTCCAATGGATTCAGCAAGGACTGTCGAAGGCAATTGTGGAGTTAGTGGAACGCCACCCCATCACAAGATGGAATGTCCGTTTCACTGATCAACAACCTAACAGGTTTGCAGCCCTAGTGGGCTCTAAACAAGGAAGGTATTCAACTCTGGACCTCAAAGAGGCTTCAGATAGAATCAGTGTTGATCTAGTTCGCCTACTCTTCCCTGAGCATATTTTCGAATATCTCATGGCGTGTAGGAGTTCCTGTACTCTTCTACCAGATGGCAGACAAATAGAGTTACAGAAGTTTGCGCCGATGGGTTCAGCTTTATGCTTTCCCGTCTTAGCGCTGACTATCTGGTCTCTACTGTCAGCTGGTGTTGAGGATACTGATACTCGTGAGAGTATCTATGTATACGGTGATGATGTGATTGTTCCCACGGCTCTTGCCGCGAACGCAATCGAACGACTCGAATCGTTTGGGTTAAAAGTTAACCACGATAAGAGTTGCACCACTGGACTCTTCCGAGAATCCTGCGGCCTCGATGCCTACAAAGGCTTTGAGGTCACACCAGTCCGGTTTAGGACTGTATGGTCATCATCACGCCGCCCTGATGTCTACACTAGTTGGATCGCATACGCGAACCAACTTTATGATAGACATTGCTATCACGCATACGATTATATCGTAGAGCATTTGCATCTTATATATGGTGCAATTCCTGACGACGACATGCTGTTAAGCTGTCCTAGTCTGCGTGAAGTTCCACTCGATAAAAGACCGAAGCATCGACGCGTTAACAAGAGTCTTCAAAAACTCGAGTACCGCGTTTATGATGTTCAGTCTCCATCGGTGAATCGAAGCATGAATGGTTGGTCTATGCTCCTTCGGTACTTTACCGAGGGTGCACAGTCTGCTAGTTCATGTACCGATGACAACGTCGGTTTGATAGATAAAACTAGGTCCTTAGTGGACCTCTCTTCTAATGAAGAGATCGAACCGTTTAGTGTCAGGTTG